CCGCCCCGAACCCCACCCCAGCAGGTCTTTTGTCATATATCACCTTTTCGAGGGTCGTGCGATCGCAACTCGCCGAGAGGGCGGGACGGCCTTAAATTTCTCTCAACAAAAATCGTTTTTCATCCAACCGGACAAACTGTGCTCTATATCAACCGAATATCATAAAAACACCCCGAAAAGAGAGGCAAAAATCGGGCATTTTCAATCTACAATCAGCCGTTTCGACTTTCATTCCGAACTTTCTGCAATCAATATCATTCCAGCCCGGCACTCCGGGCCTTTGTCCTTTGCTTCGCAGGTCTACAATCTATTTTTGTGCTATGGATTTATGGGATGCAATAAAAGAGATGCGCCGCTTATCCGCCGAGGGGATTCCGTTCGGCTTTACGTTCATGTCCTACGACGCTACGGCTCGCGCAAGCAAAGGAGTGATCGAAGTTCGGCATGCCCGTCTGCTGAAACGTGAAAAACAGGAGAACCATCGAGATGCCGAATTCGTCGAGGCATATCTTGACCTCGACACCTGCCAAGCTCGGCGCTTTTATCAGCCATTGCTGATGAGTTTTAACGGTCAAAAAGTAATTTTGCAATGAATAAAACAGGAAAAGCCACCCAGATTTCGGATTTTTCATATGCCCTGCCGGTCGATGAGTGTGTCTATACGATCTCAACGGCTCAAGCGAACAACCTCGACACTCTGCTATGGCAAGCAGAACGGGAGAATTGGGAATATATGCCGCAGTATGTCGGTGGACAAAAGATCGTACCCTACGGAAACAACAACCGCCTGCCAGTGCAAATCCGTGACCTTATGGACGAAAACAATCTCGCCCCCGGTATTCTTGCACGTCAGAAGGGATTGCTGTACGGCGAAGGCCCCTTTCTGCGCAGCCTGCGTTTCGAGAATGGCGAGATAACGAAGGAGTTCAAGGATGATAGGGAGATAATGGCATGGTTGAAAGATTGGGACTACCTGAAGTACATCGACGCGGCGATGACCGACTACTTGTATCTCAAAGGATTTTTTGACATCAAGCTGCTCGAACGCCGCGGACGGATCTCCGGCCAAAGGCCGCGAATCGCAGCTCTGGAGTTTGTGTCTGCGAAAAATGCCCGCCTCGAATGGGCCGACACCCGTCGTCTTGAGGACGTAAGGCACATTTTCGTCGGGAACTTCGAGAACGATTGCATCGACACCGGCATCCAAACCTACCCGGTATTCGACAGCAGCAACCCGGCCAGATACCCCGCTTCGGCAGCTTACAACTCGTCTTACTCGTTCGCACGGGATTTCTATTCGATTCCGGAATATTGGGGAACTCTGCGCTGGATCATGCGAGGCTCCGAAGTTCCGGCCATATTCAAATACGTTACCGACAACGGGTTCAACGCTGCGTATCATGTTCATTCTCCAGACGGATATTGGGAGAAGAAGCGCACGTACATCCGCAAGAACAATCCGGCATGGAGTGATAAACAGGTAGAAGAGGAGATCGGCAAACTCACGGCAACCATGCTTACCAAGCTAACCGAAGTGTTATCTGGGGCCAAGAATGCCGGAAAATTCTTCCACACAGTGGATGTTTTCGACCCGCTCTCGCAACAAACCAACATCTGGAAGGTAGAGGCGATAGACCAGAAAATTAAAGACTTCATCGAATCGCAACTCAAAGTCATGGAGGCGGCCAGCTCGGCAATCACATCCGGCCTCGGTCTGCATGCATCTCTGTCGAACATCATGGTTGCCGGGAAGCTCGCATCCGGTTCCGAAATGCTTTACGCCTACAAACTCTTCATGATGTCGAACACCGCCAAACCCACATACGACATTTTGGAACCCATCAACCAAGCCATCCGCTTTAATTTCCCCGACACTGATTTACAACTCGACTTCTATCACAGCAAACCTTTGACCGAAAGCGAGACATCCCCCAATGACCGCATAAAAAACTGACGCCATGATTTTCAATAAAACGAAAAAAGGCTCCGCAGAGCTATACAATCTCACCGGCACATGGTACAAGGCGAATGACTTCACCGGGATCAGCGAGGATATCGTGCTGGCCCAAAACGAAGTTATCAAACTGATCGGGAAAGCTACATTCGACCGGGCACACTCCCGGTATATGACGGACGAATATGATCCGGAAGTGTCATCCGATGATCCGGAAGACATGCTCGTACGGCGGGTTCAGTTGCCGGTGGCGTATAAAGCCATGCATCACTTCTACCAGCGAAACCTCGTGAGCCATGAGGACAGCGGCAGAAAGGTAAAAATCAGCGAAAACGAAAAACTGCCGTGGGCATGGCAGATCGAGAAGGACGATGCGGTTCTGCGCGATACATTCTTCCGAACGCTCGACGAATTGTATCTCTTCCTTGAGCAAACGGACATCAAAGAGTGGAAGGACTCGCCGCTGCGCACCCAGCAACAACAGTCGATTCTCCGTACCCTCGACCAATTCGAAAGCATCTACCCGCTCGACGGCTCGTTCTACACTTTCTATACGCTTATACCCTTCATCCTCGAAGTGCAGCAGCGCTTTGTGAGGCCGATTGCCGGAGATCGTTATATGTCGCTCCTGTCAGACATAGATTCAGACATGGCTCTTGCAGCGCGGCGTTTTGTAGCTCTGAAGGCGATGGTGATAGCCGTCCAGAGACTTTCGGTGTCCGTATTCCCGATTGGGATCTCGCAGCGGTTTGCAGATTCATTTCAAGGTAAAGGGGCCGGAAAGACCCCCTCCACCGATGCGTTGAAATTCTACCTTTCAGCCCTCGATCATCAGGCAGCAACCGCCCTCGAAGAGTTTCACGAGGCTTTATCGGCTACTGCGGAAAAATACTCTCTTCTACCGGACAACGATCCCCGAAACAAATTCTTTTCTGTTCAATAATGAATACGATCGAAATACCCGCTATCGGCGTATGCAGGGAAATCCCCTCGAAATGGAGCGAGATGACACCGGAACAAGCCCGCGTTACGATGCGCCTGCTTTGGGATATGGAATCCGGCCTCATATCTCCGCTTGAGTTTCATGTGCGCGTCCTCTATCTTCTCCTCGGTATCAAACGGACATGGCGTTCGGTAATGTGGGAAAAACTCAATCGAGCCGTTGCCGAACAGAAGAATGCCAACATTTTTCTGCTTTGCGAAAACCTCCTCGGCTGGCTGTTTACCGACACCGAGGACGGTCTGCTCCCGACATTCGACACCATACATAATCCGCTGCCCGAAATCCATATCGGCAGCCATCGTTTGCGTGGGCCGGCCGACGCTCTGCAAGACCTGATTCTCGTGGAATTTCGGAATGCCCTGATCGCCCGCGACGAATTCTTGAACACCCGGCAACCCGCGGCCCTCGACCGGATGATCGCTTTCCTGTATCGACAGCCTTCGAAGCAAGCCAACCGGGCCGGCCGGTGTATCGTCCTCATCCGTCACGAGACTTTTGAGCGGGACGTATGCCATGCCCGCCGGCTAGCTCCGTGGCAGAAACAGACGATTCTCATGTGGTTCTCCGCCTGCGTCAAATTTCTCCAGACCGGGACGATAGTTGTGGCTGGGGAACAGATCGACATGCGCACGATCTTCAGCAGCGAGGAAACTGCCCACGATGCCGGCCCGAAGTTCACATTGACAGATGTAGCCTACGAACTGGCACGGGATCGGGCACTCGGCACGCTGAACGACATCGACGAAGAGGGCCTATATACTATATTCCAGATTCTACACCACAACGTAAAGCAAGCAAAACGCAATGCAAAAACTCATTAACCTACTACGATATCTGGTCAATATGCGTGTAACGGAGAACGAGGTAATCCCCGTTGTCGATGACACGCACGGAACCGAGCGGCTCAAGAGCGCCGACGGCCGTCAGGTCGTGATTGCCTATCCATCACTACGGCAAACAGGAGAAACATCGAACTCCTATCAGGATCAACTCCCGGCCGCCATCTTCGTCCTCGAAAAGGCAATGGCCGGACAGCGTACCGATAAAGATGAACTCGAACAATATCTGTCGATGCTCGCTACGGTCGATATGATTTTGAAAACGTTACGGGCGGACACGCTGGGATATAACGCCTGTCCCCGTTTGGCCGGCATGACAATCAAGGTTGCAAATACGGTTCCGGTATACAAAGTATTCGGGAGCTGGGTCGGCTGGATGATCGAGATCGAATTCTGAACTCCGGCAAAATAATTGTAGGAATAAAAATATTCCTTTTTTATTCGAAAGAGAATGATTTTATTCCTATATTCGTAGCAGAAACAAAACGTCTGCACGATGCCTCGGGAATAAAAACACGCTCTCATGGGCATAGAAGAGAACAAAGAGGTGATTATCGAGCGGCGGAAGGAGATCGGGGCCGCGCGGCACGACCTCGGACATGAACTGACACAAATCTCGATCTGATATGTTCGGAGCAATAGGCATAGGTTTACTTTTCGCATGGCTGCTGGCCGGCTATCTTTCATCTTCCCCGAAGGTGAAAAAGTAAAATGATCCCGGAAGAGCACATCCCCGCGAACGATCCCGACCTCTATGCACCCGCCTCGATTTTTTCGGGGCGGTTTCTATTTTTTCCGGTAATAGATTTGCGGGTAATAAATTTATTACCTATATTTGCATAACGAAAAAAATGAAAAAATGCCTACTATCTTTATCCTGTTCGGATTCCGGTTCCTCTTTTACGCTAATGACCACGAGCCGATACATGTCCATGTCGTAAAAGGCAATATCAGAGCAAAATTCCTGCTCAATCCAGTAGAGATGGTCGAAAACCACGGACTAAAACCGTCCGAAATAAAGATGGCAGAATCGGTAATCGAAGAAAACAAAGAGGTGATTGCCGAACACTGGAACAAATTTTTCAACAAAAGCAGGTAGCAGCTATGGTGCAAATCGAAAAAATATGGCTTACCGATACTGCGGTATGGATACGAACTGCCGACGGGCGGGAATCTCACGAGAATTTCGACGAGTATCCCCGGCTGAAATATGCAACACCCGCACAACGGGAAAATTATGAAACCGACGCTTTCGGCATCCACTGGCCGGAGATCGACGAGGATTTGAGCTTCGACGGATTTTTCCGGGCGCGAAACGAGCCTGCCTTATATAGGCTGTTCATGGCGCATCCCGAGTTGAATGCGTCGGCTGTAGCGCGTCGGTTGGGGATCGCTCAAAGTCTCCTTGCACAATATATCAGCGGATCAAAAAAGCCATCCCCGGAAAGAGAAAGGATGATTCTGACCGAAATTCATAAAATCGGAGAAGAACTCGCAACTGCCTCCCTGTAACGGTCAAAACATCATGTGGTACTATTCCGCCCCGATTTTTTCGGGGCGTTTTTTTGCATCTTCCGAAAAGTTCACTACATTTGTGATGTCTAACATTTTTCTCACAAAGGCGGATGATGTCCGTCGAACGTGCGGGCATTTTTTATGCTTGTACAGTTATAGTGGTTTCGTACCCCCGTGCCGGATGGTTAATGCCCCGGCAAGCCTTTGTGAGGTGTTAGACAGCGGGAAAGGCGAACCACTTTTTGTTTAACGGTTTAATGTCTAAACCTCACTATGAAAAACAACCAAAACCCGATGGGGCATGTCCCTATCAATCCCGCGCTGATTCAGGCGCACAGCACAGATTTTCGCAAGAATTTTTGTGAAATCAAATCAATTCACTACATTTGTGGTGACTTCCATACTGATAGGCGGGTTCTGCTCGTCATCACGGGCATTTTTTATGCCTATATTATACGGTTCTGTACCCCCGTGTGGTGCGTTAATGCGCCCACTGCCTATCAGGTGGAAGTCAACGGGAAAGGCAGAACCGTTTTCAATTTCTGCCAAAATAACTAATGACTTCCACCTATGAAAATCAACATCAATCCCGTGCTGATTCAGGCGCACAGCAGCGTGTACCGCGCAATGGCAGATGTGAATCTCGCCCTCAAAATCCTCTCAAAGTACGCCGAACGAGGTTCCGATCCCGGAACATACGCTCCCGGACGACACTCCCGTATCGAGGGTGAGTTACGGGCTATGCTGTTCGACATCCAGCACATGATCGGACGGGCTGCGCTCCGTGCCGCCGAAAAACAGTTCTGCAATAAAGGAAACAAGGCGCACCATGAATAAGACCCTCACCGGAGAACCGGCCGCCCGGCTGACGGCCAACTCCCAGCTCTTGCAAGCCTACCGGTGCGTGCGC